CAGAGCGCCAGCAGGACGCGATGTTCGAGAAGTATGACGATCGCTGCGAGATCAGGATCAGGCGTTCCTTTCGCCTGCCGCCGATCTTCCTCGGGCAGACGCAGAGCTACAACTTCAGCACAGCCTTCGCGAGCTACGTCGTCGCCGAGGCTCAGGTGTTCAAGCCGGAGCGCGACGCCTTCGACGAGATCATCTCGATGCGGCTCATGACCGCCATGGGCTACGACGGCTACCGGCTGAAGTCGAAGCCGCTGGTGATCGAGGACGCGACCCTCAAGCTGCAGGGTGTCGAGGTCATCGCCGGCATGCAGCAGGTCGAGCCCGCCGACATCGTGGATGCCGTCAACAAGATCGTCGGCACGCACATCAAGGTGTCGGACGATGCCCCGACCCTCAAGGATCAGCTCAACCCGCCGATCGCGCCGACAGGGCCTGGCCCCGCCAACACGGTCGACGCGGCGGGCAACATCAAGCCGATAAACCCGCAGCCCCTTGGTCCCACGGCCTCGGGGGTGCGTCCGCCATCCTCGCCGGGCGTTGCCGGCCAGGCGCCGGGCAAGCTGCCGCCGCCCAAGCTCAAGACGGTGTTCGGCAACATGCCGAGCGGCGGGGGCCTGGGCGCTGCCAAGAAGGGCGACCCACAGCTGGCGGTAGTAGAGCTCGCGCTCAGCGCCATGACCGCGCTGCGCAAGCGCGACGTGTCAGCGCTCGTCTCCGACCTGTCGATCATCAACTCGCTCGACGCGGAGGGCTTCCAGAGGTTCAGCGAAGCGACCTCACAGCTCGCCTTCGTCGATCCGACGCTGGACCCTGCCGGTCTCGCGGAGCTTTCGGCTTGCACGCTCGCTGTGATGGCGGGCCACGACCACTTCTACCCGCATTGAGGAGCACGTCATGTTGAACTTCAACAAGATCACGAAGGAAGAGGCTCTCAAGCCGGAGATCAGCCTCAGGGACAACGTCCAGGTGCTCAAGGCCATGGAGCGACACCCGGACGGCAAGTTCAAGCCTGGCCCTTCGACCATCGAGAAGAACCGGGGCTCGGCGGCGTTCCAGACCGCGCACGACCACCTGAACGACTGCGCGAATGCCGCCCAGGCCGGCGACCAGGAGGGGGCGAAGTTCCACCTCGAAATGGCCAATCAGTATGCCAACCTGGGCATGCACAACCACACGATGAGCGGCTTCCTGAAGACGAAGAAGAGCGACGAGGTTGCCCGCCCCACGGGAGGCTATTTCCAGTCGGGCGATCTGGGCGGCAAGGACGCAGGTGCCAGCAAGAGCGGCAGCGCTCCGCAGGTCCAGGTGTCGACCACCGGGCACATGCACGGCATCGCGGATCGCCACGAGGACGAGGCCCGCATTCACGAGAGCGTCGGCAACCAGCTCGGCGTGATGGGCATCGACAAGCCCGCGAAGGCTCACAAGGCGATCGCCACTGAGCACAAGCTCGCTGCCGGCCATTACCGGGCCGCAGCCGATGCTGCCCTCAACACCTCGGATGGGGATCGGGTCGCCACGCATCTCAAGGCAGCTCGCGCTTCGGCGGCGTCTGCCGGCGAGATGACCCAGCAGATGTGCTGAGCCCGCCTCGTGAAGATCGAGCCCAAAGCCTTTATCGCCATTGAGAAGACGATGGCCGCTTCGATGGCGGCCGTGTGGGACAAGCTCGCCCGCAAGATCATGCACCCGGTTCTCGAAGCCGGGAAGTGGCAGGAGGCTCACGGTCTCGCTGACAAGCTCACCATGAAGGGCGTGGTGACCGAGGTACGCCCGAAGCTCGAAGAGGCGGCCGTGTCGGCTCTCCTGTTCGGGGCGCACCATGTCCACGGCTCGGTACGGGCGACGAGCTTCGCCAAGGGCCGCCAGCTACCGCAGGAGATTCAGGGCGCCATCCACCTCTTGGTCGAGAGCGTCGAGAATGACGGCGCCGACGCCGTACGCAATCAGTTGCAACGGCTGATCACCAAATTGCAGCAGGCGGATGCAACTTCGCATTTCCAGAAGGACGACGTCTCCGACGCTGACCTCGCCCAGGACGGCGGCCTGATGGAGCCGCAGCAGGGTGGCAAGCGCAAGAAGCTCAAGCGGGTGCTCAGGGAGCAGGCAGATCACCAGGAAGAGGTGCTGAAGGCCGATTCGCTCGCCAAGCAGTTGAACGACGCCGTGCTCAACGGCGGACGGGTCGCCATCGACCTGGCGGCGAACCTCACGACCTCCCGCCTGATCTCGCTGGGCTTCCTCGCCGAGGCGCTCGATGCCGGGGTGACGACCTACCAGGTGAATGAGGTCCTGGACGAGCGCACCTGCCCGGTCTGCCAGTACATGAACGGCAAGGCCTTCGACGTGGCGCAAGAGCACAGCCGGCTGATCCAGGCGCTGAACACGAGCGATCCTCAGGAATTGAAATCAATTTCACCGTGGCCGGGGCAGTCGGAAGGCGACCTCTCCGAGCTCTACGGCATGTCGCTCGAGGAACTCCAGGCGGCCGGCTACGGCTCCCCGCCTTACCATCCCGGCTGCCGGGGCATGCTGCATCTCGCCGGCACGGTGGACGAGGACATCCCGCTTGGTGGCCCCGGCCTGGCCGACCTGCTGCCGGAGGCGGAAGCCGCTGCCGAGGAGGACGCCGTCGCTGAGCACGCGCCTGGCACCGATTGGACGCCTGAGGACATCGAGCAGCTGAAGTGGGAGCGCTTCGAGGTGACCGACCCGAAGATGCTCAAGGAGATTAACGCCGCCATCGGCTCCGAGGATTACGACACGGCGCAAGAGCTGATCGACAACTGGAAGGGCGCCCATCTCCAGAAGGAAGACCTGGAGAACTCGGACGGTCCGAACGCGCCGCGCGAGAAGCGCAAGCCGAAGCAGCGCGCCGGCCTGGAGACGGATTACGACGACATCAAGCCGGATTCCTCCTCGATCGCCTTCGACGCAGGCACCCAGAACGACAATCTGGCCCCGCTCGATCGGAGCTAATCCTCTAAGTTGCATTCCCTCGATGCCTGTGCTGAATTTTGACGCATCAGGCTTGATGGAGGGGACAAATGCTCGCTCGCGCCCTGTGTGCCGTGATCGCCCTGACATTCCTGCTGAGTGAGGCTTATGCATACGACACCCGTATTATATGCAATGACAAAAGGTCGACGCGTGACGGTAGCCAATATAACATCCGTTGGCGTTTCGATATAACCTGGGATACCGCTCATGTGACCTGTTATTGGGACAGGGGTAGTGGTTGGGAATTCAAGCAGAGCTTCACACTCGTCAAGGCTGATGTGGATCGACTAGTTCTTGCAGACAATGATAGCCAGATGACCTACATAGAGCGTGACACGGGGACTTTATACCGACACGTATACCCGAACGCTCCGTCTGCCTATTTGCGTAAGGATAGGGGTCTGGTCGAGAGAGGCACTTGCACCCATCCATTTTGAACCTCGACCGCCGCTGAAATCTGGATTTGGATTGTAGCTGCCGCCATAGGCGCTTGGTGGGTGTTGGACAAGCTCGGCGCCTTTTAGCGCTACTTCTTTTCCTCCCTGTGCCTACCGGATCAACGCTTGAGCCGCCCAGCAATTGAGCGGCTCGCGGTGCTGTGCAATTAATTGCACCACATTGAGCGACCTGATTTGGGAGCCGGACAAGGTGACTGCCGAGGCCAGGACAGTGCGGTTGATGAAGCGGGACTTCGATCCCGACCTCAACCACGCCATCAGGGCGCCGGGGGTCACGGACAGGGTCCAGATCAAGAAGCTCGATCAAGAAGAGCAGCTCGTCTTCGGGGAAGTGTACGCGCCCGGTTTTCCTGACTCGCAAGGGGACTTCATGACCCCCGAGCAGATCAAGAAGATGGCCTACAACTTCATGCGGAAGGGGGCGATGTCGAACATCGACACGCACCACGACCAGAGGCCGAACGGTTCTTACGTGGTTGAGAGCTTCATCGCTCGCAAGGATGACCCGATTTTCATTCCAGGCAGCTGGGTGATCGGTGTCAAGGTTCCAGATTCCGCCGTGTGGCGGATGGTCAAGTCAGGGGAGCTGAACGGCTTCTCGCTCGATGGTCTCGGCGTTCGAACCGAGAAGACCTTCGTGGTCGAGATGCCGGAGCTGCTCAAAGGTGAGACCGACGACGTCAGGAATCATCGGCACCAGTTCGTGGTGAAGTTCGACAAGGAGGGCAACTTCCTCGGCGGCTACACCAACCCAGGTCCGAACGGGCACGTCCACCAGATCGTGCGGGGGACAGTCACTGAAATGGCTGACCACCACACCCACAGGTTCTCGTTCGTTGAGGGGGTGCTCCATGCCCAAGCTGATTCTTAAGGCCACGGAGCTGACCGACACCGACGTGAATCTCGTCTCGATGGTGCCAAGGGGTGCCAACCGCA